TCGCTTAATGCGATTGCAATGGCTTGTTTTCTACTCTTTGCTAAGGGAGCTTTCTTAGGGCCTTTAGGATTGATGCCAGCGTGGAGTGTCCCACGTTTGTACTCACCCATGACCTTAGCTACTTTACTTTTTGGTTTCATAGTCCGTCTATTCCATCTCTTAGTAGTTTAAAGAACGTGGAGGCAGAGATTGTGACCTTCCAGTCTTTGTTTTTTTTCTTGTGAGCGACAGCCCACGCAATGCCATTAGCATCACGCTCGGCCTGTTCGCAAGCCTTATCTAAATTTAAATTCTGTACGCACTTAACTTCAAAGTGGAGTACACCTTTCATTTCTTCGCATACTACGTCTGGGGAGTCTTGTCCTCCTGCGTGTTGTTGTCCACGTTTAGCAGTATAACCTTCAGCGCGGAGTTGATCTCTCCACATTCTTTCTCCTCTGGCTCCTTTAGCTCTTGAGTTTATCATGATAAATCCTTTTTGATTAAGTCTAAAATTGCTTTTAATAGTTTCACTTCCTGCCGCGCCTCGTCGCGCTCGCGCTCTACCTCAACCGAACGCTTTATGATATAGTTGCGGGTGATTTTCTCGCTTGCTAATAGCTCATTCGCCTCGGCGAGCTCTAATATTAAATTAGTAATTACCTCTTGTTGAGCAATTACAAATGCCTGTCTCTCTTTATCTGTTTCCCTCAATTTGCATTGAGATTGAACCATTTGATCTGTTGCAATAACAAACGCCGCCCTTGCCTCGTCGCGCTCGCATTCCAAATGCCAGATTCGCGTCTGCTGTCCTTTAATGAAATCGTGTATATGTTTTGGCGTTCCACCCCACAGGCAGAGCGTTTGCCATTGCCGCAACGCCTCCCGCGCCTCGTCGCGCTCGCGCTCAAGTTGCTGCGCCCACTCGGTCGGCACGACATGATTGCCTCTAGCGAGATCATCTGTCTCTGGTGTGTCACTCATGGAAGTAAACTATCAATATCTTGTAACTCTGTCAATACATTTATCTGAATAAAGTATTCGTTGTAGATTTTCATTCCTTGATTCCAGTAATTCTCCGCTATGCAATATCTCTCTTTATCTTGTGACTCCCATATCTGGAGTGCAGCATCCATGTATCTGGATGCCTTCTCGTATGCTTTATCTGTTGACATTAGAATACCTCTTCTATGCGGGATGTTTCCCCGTGCATGACAATATCTATCCTGTAATCCTTCGGGCCGCGCCTATTCTTTTTCACGGTAACTTGGCTCTTAGTTTTTAGATGCTCGACGTAAATAATCTGATTGCTGTGCATCCCAATCGCCCGGCTCTCTCGTAACCTTCCTTCATCATTTAACTGGGAGGCTGTAAGTATAACGAGTTTATTGGTCGATGCTGATACCTTCAACCTTCTTGTGATCTCAGAGATAGCATTCTCGCGGTTGTCTACACCTTCAATGGAAACGATCTGGAGGTAGTCTACGATCACCACGTCTGCGCGGTTTTCTCCCACATATCGGTTAATATTGGCCTCAATATCGTTAATATCGCTGATTGCATCTACAATTTGGAGTGGCATACCATGCAATTTTGTCAGTGCATTGGTGATTGCATCCAGTTCTGCCTTGTTTGCATTGAGATATTCCTCTCTTTCGCGGATCGGATACCCAGCTATGTTGCAAGCCATGCGAGTTAGGATGTCTTTGGCGTTCATTTCCAGTGAAAAGAAGATAACGGACTTGCCATTCAGTAGATTTGCTACTGCTGATTGGACTAGAAAGATAGATTTTCCTCCACCAGTCTCTGAAGCTACCGTCAAAAGCTCTCCATGATGCAATCCGCCCCGCAAAGTTCTGTCTAATCGGATCATTCCTGTGGTAAAACACTCTTCTTTCGCCTTACCCTCCATCTCGTCGATGATTTCCAAGATAATATCTTTGACTGGCTTGATTTTGACACCCCGATCCTCTGAACATCTCATTATCGTTTCCGATAATTTCTTGTGATCAGACTTTCCTACTCGGATATTGGGTTCTTCTTCCTCGATAACCTTGATGACATCGCGGTATCCTTTGTTTCTGACTAGCTGCTTGCGGTAATCGTCCGCCATATCCTGACAAACCTTCCCAGAAGCAATCTTCATGGTGGAAAGAATCTCATGGACTTCGTTCTCTCCTCCAGCCGCTTCGATCTCGCCTGTTGCTTCTAACTCAGCAATGGCAGAAAACGGGCAGCAAGCCCCTGTCCGCTGGTGAACCCCTTGGAGGGCGGTAAAAACCTTCCTGTGGGGAGGCAGAGCGAAATAATCCACATCCCACGTTTGTTGCGCGAGGATGTTTCTGTCTATTGCAATTAAAGCTAAGGCTGCTGCTTCGCTTTTGGTGGCTATTGGGACTGTTTTCATTTGTGGTGTCTTTTTCATTAGAAGGATTGTCTGTAAGGATTCTGATCAACTACATTCTTGGAGCGGATAACCCAGTTTGCTAGAAATTTTCTGGAGTATGGACGGCCCGGATTACTGAGTAGCCAACTCTGTGCGTGTTTTGCTTCACGCTCCACGTCTTTGTCTGGGTTTAGTTTTTGAAGTTCTGCTAGGAACTCAGCGTCTACTAGTTTTGGTACTTTAGTTTTCCTACCCTTGGGTGGGTTGGCGGCGGGAGGTTGCTGATTAAATAATTCAGAGGTCTGGAATTCATTTGAAGTTTTATCATTTGTGGAAGATGAGGCCATTGCCGAATTTTCCTCTTCCCCTTGAAAAGGGGTTAGGGGTTTTACTTCTATGTTTTTAATCTTTGTTTTAATCTCTGTTATTGCTTCCGCAGATTGCGGCATTGATACCGCACCTTGCGGAATGAACACCGCTTCTTGCGGGATGGTTGCCAACTGAAAATCTGTCATTTCATACCCCCGATCTTTCAATAATCTACGCAAAAAAACTAGGTCAATTCGATACTGAAGAGTCCTATCATATCTCACCCTTGGGTTGCTTCTGGTCATAAAAACACCCTTTGTGACAAGCGTAGAAAACGCACGTTGGATTGCATCTTCACTAAAAGCACACATCAAATCCTCACGCATTTCACGGGCAGATTTATAAATCCAACCATAGTTGTATTCGTGTTGTGGGAGGTCAGATTCAGCCAAACGCTTGTTCTCTTCAAAAATCCAGTTGTTGACCGTATCAAGTGTTTTTGTCCAATACAGCATTTGTCCTAGAACTAATGCCTGAGTTACATCTTGAGTTAACATCATTATGTCCTCTCTCAAGACTGCCTTCTTCATTCTGACGAATAGGCGTTGAGGTTGTTTTACAGCTATCATTTTAGAAAAGGCGACCCCTTGTAGTGGCGAAGAAACGCGGCAACTGACGCATGAGAGTGGTGTACCACCACAAGGGATCATATATTTTATTTGTTAATTTAAGTTTCTTCAACCTCGGCTCTCACCCCGAAGGCACGATTGCTCGTACAAGACAGACACTACTACATCTAGTGATAGTGTCAAATCTTTTTTACAATATTTTTATCGGTAACGATAGTCACTCTAGACTAACAGACTTAATTTCATTCCGCGACCACTGATACATACGATCATTGATCTTGTCCCAGATTTCATCAGCGTCATCTTCGTTCTGACATTTATAGATGTGACGTTGTTCACCCATAGCATCATCCTTGATGAAGAAGTTAGACTGGTAGATTGTTAGTCCAGTTGCGGCGGTGGTTGCAACAACGGCAGTATTGTTGGGTTTGAGTGCCATGTTGCAGATGCCTTGGTCAGATTCATATTGTGCAATGAACCCGGTATTTAGTGCAGCAGCTAGAGACATATTTGTAATTAAAACTGTTTGCCTGATTGCGGCAAGCATACGCTCTGCGTCTTTATCTACTGCGTTGTTTTCGTTAGTGTTATCCATAAGCAAATAGACTATCAAAAAAGTGTTGACTTGTCAATAGGATTGGTTTACTTTTAATTGAAATGAAGCATCCATTATACGAAGCCTACGAATCCTGCATGACTGCCTACGAGCAGTCTCGCTACATTCGTTCTATTGGACGCAAGACCTTTGCCAATCAACTTCGGGAAACCCGCAAGAAGATAGGGATGACGGTCAGGGAACTCGGAGACAAGATCGGCGTTACTGGATCGTTAATCAACCAGATCGAAGTAAATTCCAAGAGCATTCTAAAGAAAGAACAAGTAGATAAAGTGATCGAACTATGTACGCCGAAATTGAAAACTACTAGCAATGCTGAGTAGAAAAAAAGGGTTCAAAAAAACAGGGGCAAGGTTAAAGCCTGTTTCAGATAAGCGTAAGATTCTAAACAAAGAATACTCTGAAGCGAGAAAGGAATACTTTGAAAAAGTTCAAGGAAATTGCGAAGTCTGTGGATCGCAAGCAACGGATATACATCACAAAAGTAAAAGAGGAAAAAACTTATCTTCACAACAAACTTTTATGGCGGTATGCAGAAATTGCCATACCAGAATCCACGACAATCCAGCGTGGGCAAGAGAATTAGGATATTTAATATATGAGTTCAAATAATACATTCGTTTCAATGATCATCTGCGAGGGTTACCATGAAGATGAGAACCAAGCTAAGATTCTTTTCCAACAGCAGTTCAATCAATGCTGGGTAAAGAAAGCGGACATCAAGACAATGGAAACGCTAGGCTTCCATGAAGGACGGAAGTTCATTCGTATTGTAATCCCAGAGGAAGTAGCAAACACGCTAGAGCTACAAGGCATTCTGGATTAATTACCAGTCACCATTCTCATCAGAAGAATAGCTATCATCTTCTAAAAATGAATCTGTTGGCTTTTCATCTCTAGCCCAGAATCGGTTAGTTGGAACAGCTTTATCGTTACCGATAAAAACCAATCCAAACCTACGAGACATTTCTAGGCAGTAGAGAAAGCTATCCGCCAAATCGGGAGAGTATCCAGTGCGTCCCTTGTAGTCATCTTTAGTCTCTACAGAAATCTTCTTGGATTTAATAAAATACCTACGAATACAAAGTTCCCGCGCCAACTCAGACGCTGCGCCAACACCGTAGATCACTCGGCTCTTAAAGCCGTGATAGGCTGAGTACCAATATTCCGAGACAAGTCTATCATAAACATCCTTACACGGGCGTTTATCAACCTCTGCTGCCATACGTTCAGTAGGTTTACCCATAGATGAAATAAGAGCGATAGAATGACCACTAGAATCATACTTCAACCACTCGCGGATGATAGCCTGTGCGACTCGACCGCCATCACCAGATACGTCCATACCAAATTTGGTAGGTTGAACTCCAGAAGCCCGGCATAGCTCTACTACTTCCTTAGCTAGACCAACTTCAAACTCGGCAGCTTCACGGGCAGATAGCTGAATGACTTTCTGACTTTCCAGCCACATAACACGATTGCGAGTCCCGCGAATGTAACCTAGTTTAGCTATGGTAAGCACACACCTATCTCCACCAACCGTAAAAGCGGTATCGAATCCAGCAATCTTATGAAAACCCTCTGAATCCCAAAGCGGTTCTTCGTTGGTATCAGCGTTACGAATCAGATCGGCGGTGAGAATTGTCTGAGCAAACCCAGATTTCGGCCACCAACCGATAGCGTTACGAACATAGTCAATAGCATTCTCGTCTCCATAACACTGCTTGAGCATGACCTCTTGTTTCTTCCGATCCATCAAGAACGGGAATGGAGATGGTTCATTTGCGGGTGCAGCAAAGTTAGGCGAGCGCATACCATTGTAAAACAAGCAAACGCCAGTCTCAGTCTCCCACTTATCCATCTCTGGACTGACAGTATCAAAATTAGAAGCACCTTTAGGCATGGCCCAGCGGGTGTGAGGATTGTCACCAGCAGATGGGTTTCCAATACCAATAAAAACCACATCATTGTTGGCAGACAAGTTAACACGGGCCGTAATTGCGCCCAGTTCCATTTCGGGCAACTCATCAAGGGCTAGTCTAATCCGATCATTCTTACGTCCACGGGTAGTATCAATGGCCTTCTGACCCTCATTACCAGACTGGAATGCGAGAGCCTTGATAGCGTTGCGATAGTCCTTGTCTTCATCGTTCGATCCACCACCCCAAACGATCATGTGGCGATAGTCGATTAGCTTCCCAAACTGGACAGCAGCAGACTTCCACAACTTAGAAATGATACCCCAGATACGATCTTCGGACGCACCAAGGGTAGTAGTAGCAACCCAAGACGAAGTACAATGCGGTGCAGAACACCAGTCAAGATAAACCCAAAGCCCAACTGGAAACGACTTTCCCATCGAGGCCGCGCCAGCCAAACAGATGTCATCATTGTTACAGAGTTCTTCCAGAGTTCTCAATAACTGAGTATTAGTGTAACCGCGATTGACAATAGAAACTTCCGTGGGCCATTGAAGTTTTACTGCCTTCAAGAAATGTTCGTATGGAGTGAGTAATTTAAAATCTGAAAGATTTATATTGTGCTTATTGCAGTAATCTCTTCCGTATTCACCTTTACTAATAGCGTAGCAGTATAGCTCTATACCTAGCTCGTCCATGTTCTCAGGGAATTTGATACCGTACTTTTGAATGCCTGTGTTTCCAGAAAAAATTCTTGACATATCAATAATAAAATATATTTTCAGATGAAAGGCAAGATGAAACTCAAAAATAGAAACCTAGCTCCAGTCGGTGGATTCTACTACAAATACGAGATCAAGCGTGATAAACTCACCTTCCCAGCAATTGTGTATGGAAGCACATGGAGCAGTCTGATTTCAAACATCCAAAAAGATTGTCGATCAAATGGAATTGAAATTCCAGAAAACCTTGAACAACTTGTCGAAGATCAAATCTGCCAACGCCAGCCAAGTGATCGTTGCTGGTATGCTGATGGGATTGGAGACAGAATCGCGCAAGCAATCCACACTGTAGCTGCGGTTACAGACAGGGTACTTGGTACTAAACTAGAACACAAAGCAAGGGGATGCAGTTCATGCAATAGAAGAAGGAACGCATTAAACTCATTATCGTAACCGATAAAATGGAAACTATCATCAAACATAAACGAGGGGATGTCCGCGAGGACGGTATGGTGTTTTGGAAATATGCATCTTCTTGCAAGGATGGCGAGCATTGGCTTTCAAAAGAAAAGTTTGAGGAAAAGAAAAAACGCGAATCTGAAAGGCATGCTAAATACTACAACAAAAACGCAAATACTTTCAGAAAATACAAAATAGATCGGTATGCTAAAAACAAGATTACAATTCGTGAACAATCGAGAGTTTCTCGATTAAAAAATATTGATCGTTATAGAGAAAAAGGGAGGGAAACTTCAAAGTTATGGAGGAAAAAAAATCCAACAAAATATAAAGAAAATCTAGAAAATTGGATAAAAGAAAATCCAGACAAATATAAATTGATTACAGCAAAAGGAAATTCAAAGCGCAGGGCAGCCGAAAAAAACAACACGCCAGATTTGACGCATAATCAAAAATTGATTATAGAAACCATATACTTGCAAAGAATAAGACTTGAAAAAAGATTTGGTTTGCAGTTTCATGTAGATCACATAATCCCAATATCAAAAGGTGGATTGCATATACCTTCAAATCTACAGGTATTACCAGCAAAACTAAACCTACAAAAAAATTCACAAAACTCACTAAGGTGGGAAGAACTTCAACTTATTTAATATATGTCTTTAAGCATCGGCAACGACAACTTCTCACTTGCAACTATCGACGAAAATGGTAAGCCGCCAGCAACGCGAATTTCCAACGCAAATCACGCTTGGAATATCGCTAACCATTTGAGGCAAGCAAACATCGGGCGCGAGAACAAACGCATCCGAATTTATAAAGCATACAAGATGTTCCCGCCTACAGGGTATAGCAAGATTGCTGAAAAGAAACTACCTTGGCAATCTGACGTTAACTACGGACAACTAGGATTTATCGTAGATAACCAGAAGGCTAGTTACTACGATGTCATTACGGAACGTCAGGCTTGCTGCACAATTGTTACTAAGTTTGGTAATGAAAAGGAACGCCTTGTTCATACAGAAAATATCACTACTGCATTTGACCAAGCGGTGCGTGAATGGCCCGGCTACCTATACAACGCAGAACAAGACCTAGAAGAAATGCTTCTGTATGGAAAAGGTATTGGAATGTGGGATAGCCCTATGGGATGGATGCCAGAACACGTTTTCCTTTCTGACCTCCTTTTCCCAGATGATATTCGTATCGACTTTTGCAACCTTGAGGAATTTGTGCGCCGTGTCCGCCTAACTCCTTACGAGTTGTACAAGAAGATTGAGAACCGCGCTGCCGCTGAAGCAATGGGCTGGAACGTGGATGCAGCTATTGATGCTATCCGATTCCATCGCGCCTTCAGTAACCATCGTAAAACACGCGAAGACTTCTTCCGCACAATCAGCGAAGCAGGATTCAACTGGAGCCTTTCGGTCAACCAAAAGATTGATCTCTATGAGGTATACTGGAGAGAGTTTGATGGTACGATCTCGAAAGCAATCATCCTACAGGACTACCAACCTATCGCCCAGTACATCAACTCCAACTTTAAGGGTTCTGGTAAACTGAGTGAAGAGGATGTTCGTAGTGAGCATGGATTTATGATGTTGAAGATCGGTGCATATAACTCATGGGATGAGATTCTTTATATGCTTACTGATTCGGTTGGTTCTGGTCTTTTCCAAGACATTAAGAGCCAAGCGGAATCGGCATTCGTTGCTTGCCGTCAGTATGACTTCACAATGAACGGATTGGTTGATGCTGTTCGACTTAATTCGATGCTGATGATCGAAGGCCAAGGGCCAGACTCTACCAAGATGCTTAAACAGATGGAGTGGCTACCAATCTCTGTGATGCCAGATGGAGCGAAGTTCATCCAGAACCGATTCCAACTCCCAGTAGCAGAGAGCATGGGATTCATGCAGTTCTTTATGGGTGATCTCTATCGTGGGATGGGTCAGTACCGTATCAACGCTCCGACTGCTGGAGGCAAACAACGAACCAAAGGCGAGGCAGAACTAGATGCCGCTGAATCAGCTAAACTATCTGGAACTCAGATTCGTCGATTCAATGAGTGCCAAACATTGTACTTCAAACAACTCTACAAGAGGTTTGTAAGCTCTAAGTCCAGCGACGATGGGTATGAATACGTTAAGAAGTTCTACGAAATCCTTGAAGAACTGGGAACACCCAAAGAAGCTGCCTCTTGGAAGAACATCACAAGTATCCGTTCCAACCTTATCAATGGTGCTGGTAGCCCTAGCTTCAAGCTCATCACCGCTGAGAAGCTATTGCAGATCACAGCTATCACCCCAGCAAACGAAGGTCAAGAGAACGCTGTTAAGGATGCTATTGCCGCACTCTCTGGGCGCGACAACGTAGCTAGGTATCGCAACACAAAAACAAGCAAGATCGACGATACGGTGCGAATCATTGGGTTTGAGAACGCTGGTATGACTGACGTATTCGTCAACCCAGCTAACTTCCCAGTACTACCAACCGATCCACATATCGAACACGTTACTGGTCACTTGCAGGATATGATGATGCAGATTCAAACGAATATGCAGATGATCCAAGCTGGTCAACCAGAGCTTACTGAACTAGCTAAAGCGGTGCGTTCTATCCAATTCAAAGGTGGTCACATCATGGCTCACGTTGGATTCATTCAAAAAGACCCATCCAAACAAGATTTCCTCAAGCAATTCATGCAAGGAATGCAACAGGCTCAAGGTGCAGCAGACGAAATCGCTGGCGTATACCAAGAGATGGCACAAGCCCAACAAGGCAAACAATCTTCGGAAGAAGAACTCAAGCTCCAGTACCTCGCTGCCAAATCTGGTATCGAGATCGACACCAAGAAGAAACTTGCGGACATCTCCGTTGGCAAGGCTGCTATCAGTCACGCTCAACGCACAGAGCAACGCAAGGAGCAAGGTATTACACAACTCGCCCTACAGAAAGCCAAGGCCCGTCAAGAAATCCAAAGGGAAAAGGCAAAGATGGCAACTATGCAAGGCGAAGAGGTTGAGACTCCAGAAGTAACCGAAGAGGTTGAGATTGAGAATAACATAACACCAATGCAACAATGACCACAGAAAAAGTAAAATCACTATGCGCTGCGATTACAGCACACGAAGATTGGAACAAACTACAAGCATACCTACTGCTAAACGTAACCCCACCAGAAGGAGTAACCACACTGATTCATGCAATCAAAACTATTGATGCTATTGGAACAGAGGAACAAGGAGCATTCAAAAAAGCAAAGTCTTCTCCAAGAAATAAAGAGACAAAAGATAGCTCAATTGACCCAGACCTCGACGAAAACTAATTTATGGCAGAAACAACCGACACAGCAGCAGTAATCAAGGAACTACAGGCTAAACCCCAAGTTCCTATTAAGGGAAACACATCTGACTTTCTAAAGAAGTTCAGTCAACAACAATCCGACGAAGGTAAGCCCAGTGCAACCAATGTTGGTGATCCAATGCTGGGTCTTAAAAAGCACAATGAAGAAGAACCTTCTTATGAAGAACAAACAGGAATCACCGAAGCAGACATTACGTCTGAAAGATCGGGCAAGAAAAAAGGGTTTGTTGAAAGGCAAATCGAAGAGAACCGCAAACTCAAAGAAGAACTTGAAAAGTACAAGCGCGACGAAGTTCCAAAGTTTGAAACCAAAATCCAAGAACTTGAGCGGCTCGTTTCCGAATCAACATCAACAAAGGAAACAAACCACTACCAAGAACAACTCAACAAAGCCAACCAAGAAAAGCTCGACGTTGAACACGCCTTGTCAAAGCAAATCCAAGAACTCAGAGGTAAACTGGACTTTCACGACATCTCCAGCAACCCCGACTTCCAAAGGAACTATGTTGAACCTCTTAAAAGCACTTACGAATCTGCGAGGCAGTTGCTGGGCAATGATCCAACGCTTGTTTCAACCTTCTCCCGTGCTGTCAACGCAAACGCCGCTATTTACAATTCCCAAACAGAAGCGGACAGGCAAGCTGCGGAATCGGACAGGGATCAAGCGTTCGACGAAATCACAAACTCACTCTCGCAATTCAAGCAGTACCAATTCGCAGAGCAAGTCAACAACTTCATCAAAGCCGCAAAAAGCCACAATGCCGCCCTTGCCAACTTTGAAGAGACTAAAAAGACCATAATCGAAACGTCTAAGCAACGTGAGCAAGAGGGGCGTAATAAGTTCCTTAATACATGGCGCGATAGTTATAAAAATACACAGCAAGAAATCGACAGTGCAACATCAGTACCAGATGAAGTATCTGAGTACATGAAGGAAAAGGGAATTAAGTATGACCTTAGCCGGGATGAAGCGATTGCTCTTTCAGCCACCCAACAATCGAATGAGGAAGCGTCCGTAGAGGATATGAATAGACTCATTCACCAAGGGCGCACATACCAAAAGCTGCAAGCCCAGATTAAAGCCTACCAACAAATGGTAAAAGAGAAGAACGAGTACATTGACCAACTCAAGGGATCATCTCGCATTTCTGCTTCGCCAAAGACTTCTGATTCTCCATCACAACGGATGAGTATGTCGGAGGGACTGGCGGCTAAGTTGGCACGATTCGGGCCGCGCACTGCATAGCCCAATAATCCGTAACAGTGGAAAGGTGGAAGACGTAAAAAATCTTCCACCTTTTTTGTTTGATAATCAAAAAGATTATGTAATTATCAATTTATGGAATACAGCAGAGAATATAAAAGAGGTTTTAAAAGACAAGACGGAAAAGTATTTTGGGCAATAATTAATGGTAAATATGAATACTGGATAACTGAAGAAAAATATAATCAATTCAAAAAAAAGCATAGATTGTATGATAAAAAATGTTCATCAAAAAAAGAGTCATTAATAAAAAAGAAAGAAAAAAATAAAGCATATTATTTAGAAAACATACAAAAAGAAAAGAGTAGAGCTACAGAAGCAAGAAAAAGAATGACTCCTGAGCAATTATTAAAACTAAAGGAATATAAAAAAAATTGGCATAAGAAAAACGTATTTAGAAAAATGGTATCAAAACACAGAAGAAGAGAAAGAGAGAAAAATAATGTACCACTTACAAAAAACCAGTCTGCAATTATAGAAGTTCTTTATAAACAATCAAAAAGATTAACCAAAACCTTAGGGATTCAGTTTCATGTTGATCATATTACTCCATTATTTATGGGCGGAAAACATGATCCAAGTAATTTGCAAGTAATTCCAGCAACTATAAATCTTCGCAAAAGCTATAATAAAATATTTGTCTGGGCAAAAAAAAGCCTTGACATATATTGAGCCTTGTATATTTTTATCGCATCGGGATAGACGAAATTATCGTTTACGATAAAATTAGTGCGTGGGCGAACCCGGCCTTGGAGTTATAGTTCTACAAATAAAAACTATTCCGGACTGGTCTTGAAAAAGACAACGAGGGTTGAATTCCGGCTCGAAACCAACAAGCATTCGCTTGGGGCTTTCAAGCCTTTTGCGTTTGTTAACTAAACCAAAAACCAAAAATCAAAATCAAACAAACTAATTATTATGGCATCAGATCAGCTATATTTCAACAGTTGTGCAGAGATTGACAGTTTCTTCCGTGAGGGCCGCGAATATTTCAACGACCTCTATGTGAAAAAGCTCGTCACTAACAGCGCATACTTCACACGTTTCGAGGAGCAAGCATGGCCTCTTAACCACACAACTGAACAGAAAGCATTCCGCTTTGGACGTGGATTCCACGATCCTTGCAGCCCTTTCCGTCAGATCACAGACACCTACTGCGAGACTGATTCTTGCGACAGCAAACCCGAAGTGATTCAACGCCCCGGCACTGAGTCCTATACTTTCGAGTTGCTCCGTAAGGAAATGACCACTGACTGGATTTGCGTTGAGAGCTTGCTCTATCGCTTGTTCCCTGCTGAAGAGATTCTTCAGTTTGAAGAGTCGAATGCTCGTATCACCAAGAATGTTCACGAAGAGTTCCTTCGTTCCAACTATATCGGTGGTTCTGGACACAAATGGATGGGTATCACTACGGATGACGGAACCTATTGCGGCCTCGTTGACGATGGCGCATGGTTCGTTCCCGAACACACCATCAATAACGAAGCTGGTTATGACCTCTGCGCTATTCGCGTTAAGATCGCTCCTGCTGACCTTGGCAAAATCGCTTACCTCTCGCTTGATATGCTCGACGATGCACTCGTTGACCTCCAAGATGAAGATGACGCTTTCCGCCTTGATCTCCAAGACGCAACTGGTCAACCCCTTCTCGACATCGTTATCCCTGATCCACAAGTTGGACGTGCGCTTTACTTCCAAGCGAAACGCAACAACGGTTACTGGGATGCAAACACTGATTTCGATGAGCGTCTTACCCGCTTGAAGCTCGGCATCAATCGTATCATCGGCGACTACGCCTTCGGTTACGACATCAACGCCGCTCGTTTCAACGCTGACACGGCATTCAACGCTTCACTCCCAGCTTTCAACGAAGCTGATCCTGCAACATGGGCTAAACTCGTTCGCGTACCTCGTTATGTGAAAGTTGTCCTTGAGCAAGGTTGTGCTTATGTTCCTAACCGCGCTTACCGCACTGCCGACTTCGGCATCTCGGTTGCTATGGTTAACAAAGCAATGGTGAAATGGACGATGCCTTCTTCGTCTGGTTACGGCCAAGCCCAACAAATGACCCAGAATTACGCTGGTGATTGGGAATGGAAGAACCCAGATTGGGAATGCAACCGCTGGCGTAAATCGGGCTTCTATCAAGCCCAGTTCCGTCTTGCCGCACAGGTTAAAGACCCAACCATCATGCACACCTTCTTGCATCGCCTTCCACAGAGCAAGAACCTCTACGGTTCCTGCTGCGAAGTGCAGACCTATATCGTTCCTGAGAACAATCAGGATTGCTATAGCTGCGCTGGTGTAGGTGACATTGTTGTGCCTTCCTAAAGTTAAATAAGGGGAGGGGCTATTAAAGCCTCTCCCCATAACCTTAAATAAAATATAATATGTCTAATTCACGACCACTCGCATACGACCGCGTTAACTTGTTTGGCCCGGTTGCCGTTAACCTCCTCGCTGCTGGAGACGCTGATCTCTTGGTTCTCAACGACCAAGACACAAAGTTCTTTCCAACTAGCATCGTTCTAGAGACTGCCTACGCTCGCGGAACCACTGCCACCGATCCAATTGTGATCGTTGACAACGGAACCACTGGCAATAACATCACAGCCTCGCTGACCATCACTGACGCTCTTGATAACCAAGGACGCTACAATCCTCTTGCGATTGCCGCTAACCCTTACGTTATCACTGGCACTAGCAAACTCCGCTTGCTGAAAAGCACTGTGGGTGCTGGTCAAGCTACCGCAACCCGTTCCCGTACTTCGGGCGTTGCTACAATCGTTACTGCCGCTGCTCATGGGTTCTCCACGGGTGACACGATCACGATTGCCAGTATGACCGATACTACGTTCAATGACGTTCAAGCTGAAATCATCGTTACTAGCGCAACTGCATTCACCTACGCAAACGCTGGTGCTGACGTTGTTTCTGGTGCAGATACCGCTGGACGTGTTGGCGCACTTTATGTGAACGCCTACGTTGTTGGTATCTACTACTAACCCATTCCCCATTATTGGGTGGGGAGGTCTTTAACCCTCCCTGCCCATAACCTTTTCTAAAACTATGGCTTGCTTTACATCTTTACCTTACCGCGACAAATTCTATCCACTTCTCATTACGGTGTCTGCTGCCGCTGGCATTACTCCAATTACTTTCGGTTGCTTTGATGCAGCTAGTGATGCTTCTAGGCTTTATCAATTTTATTTGGCTTTTGCTACAATCGGCTCACTTACTCCTGTATCTGAAAACTGCTTTGTACAAACAACGGAAGACCAACAACTCTTTGTTCTTAACGAAGCTGTTGCTGCTGCGCTTATTGTTACCTAATTATCGTTAACGATAACAATCCTATGGCTACTCCAGCACTATCACAACCCTGCTTTGTTGATTTAACTCCAGATCAGCAGAACTTTAATATCTACGAGTCTCTTAAACAGATCGCAGGATTTGATATTCCTGCCTACGATCAGATTGACATTGCTTATTACGGAACAACAAATAACATTGCAACCGTTCAATATTTAGCTGATGGAGTTCCAGTAGCTACATTAAACTTGTTCTACTCAGTTAATCCTCCAACAACTAATGATGCAAATCTAACGACTGTCACAGTAACATATCCATAAAATATGGCCCTTACATTCAATCCCTTCACTGGTAAACTTGATTTTGTTGGCGCGGGGTCAACATCAGCTATCGGCTCTACAGGGGCCACAGGCCCATCTGGAGGCCCAACTGGAGCAACGGGTGCATCTGGTAGTACGGGTGCTACAGGGCTTACAGGCGCGACTGGAACCGCTGGGACAAATGGCGCAACGGGGGCGACTGGAGTAGGTAGTCAAGGCGCGACTGGAGCAACTGGGGCAGCAGGCACAGTTCCCGCAAATGTTGTTAAAAATAATCTTTCGGATACGACTCCAGTTAACACACTTCGCGCAATTACTCAAGCAGAGTATGACGCTATTTCGCCAAAAGACCCAAACACTATTTACTTTATTAAATAATGGCTACCTACATCAAAGCATATCTTGGAACGCAGCCTCTCTTTTCATCTGACGCTTCGACATGGACTCGTCCTGCCGATTGGCTAACACTTCCAACTGCTGCGACTAATACTGTCAGGGGATTACACGCTGTATTCAATAACACGACTAACTTCGCTACCGTTAGGATGCAGACATCGAATGGCGCGAACTACACAATTGACTGGGGTGATGGGATTGTTGAGTCTGCTGCAAGCAATGCAGTAATGCAGCACAACTATGTGTGGAGCAATGTTTCTGCCGCAACGATTACTTCTGGAGGGTATCGTCAAGCACTCGTAACGATCACGCCTCCATCTGGAGCAACATTCAGCTACGCTAATTTTGGTGATAAATATACAACTGGAGTTAGTATTCCCGCAACTACTCGGTATTCATCTGGTTGGCTGGATATGAATATCAACCTGCCAAACCTTACTTCTGGTCAAAGGTTATTCATTGGCGGAAGTTCTATTAGGCATTCTTTTCTTGAGCGAATTAATATCACTTCTTGGGGAGCGATTACCAGCACTAATTCCATGTTTTATTCATGCACAGGATTGCGTGAAATAAATTCGGCACAATGGAATACATCGGCGATTACTGATATGGGGACGATGTTCTTTGAATGTTTCTCTCTCCAAATTATGGATGGATCGACATGGAATACATCTTTGGTAACAACTTTCAATACCATGTTCCGCGCCTGTAGTTCTTTGATTGAGGTGAAATGCTCTGGATGGAATACAGGAGCATTAACAAACATGGGCAATTTTGCGCTTGGTTGCGTTTCGCTATCACGAATAGATGTTAGTGCTTGGAATGTGATCAATGTGACAACGCTCCAAAATGCTTTTAATGGTTGCTATGCGTTGCCAGAAATTTCAATGGGAAGCTGGACTCTTACAAATTGCACAAACCTTTCTGGAATGTTTTCTTCTTGCTGGTCATTGCGTGATATAAATATCATAAATCTATCTCTGCCAGCGGCAACTAACATTACTTCAATGTTTATTGATTGCTTGAGTCTTCCATTTATTGGAATAATCAATGTTCCATCTGGAGCGACAGCAACTACAATTTGCCAAAGCTGCACATCTCTCAAATCCGCAGGTTTTATCGGCATCAACTCATCTACCAGTTTTGCGAATTGTATGCTATCTGGATCAGAGCTTGACGCTATCTATACTGGGCTATCCGTAACTGGCGCAGGAAAGACAATTACTGTGACTGGCAACTTTGGGACGGCAACACACAATCCAAGCATTGCAACTGCTAAAGGATGGACTGTGACTGTTTAATCTTATGGAGGACACATCTGGATTCTACAAGTTGGATGGAGAGGAACTTCTGTTCGCTCCAAATGGGGTTTATCACCAAAATTTCACTCTTCTGCGCGAAGAAAAAAATTCGCACACATATCCAGTAGATGGATGGAAATGGTTTAATTCTAAAGAAGAAGCTGAAACTGAATTGAAATAAAATGCCTGTTAAATTTGGAAGCGACAATTTATCCCCAATCATATCTTTAGTAGATCAATATTCTACTGACAGACTTCCTGTTTCTGCCGACAATGGAGAGTTGATTTATTGTCCTGATGGAAATGGAATGACAGTTCCAAATACAACTCCAATTTATGGCTCGTATGCCTATAGAAAAGATGGCGCATGGAAAAAAGCTGACAACACAGAATTAACCCCCAATGGGGCTTCATTATGGAATGCTGGTTTTTCATTTGCTCAATTCGATCCTACCGCAGCAGGCAACGGCCCATTCAACCCACAGATCATTGATGACATTACTTCTGGAGGAGTTCGCAAGCGCAGGCTTTATATTGATATTACTTTTGCTGGCTTAACATTCAGAATCTTCTGTCTATATTGCGTCCCAACTAGCACTCCTCCTGCTGGCGGATTTCCATGTTTATTTATCGCTCAAGGATGGACTGGTTATCCGTCAGAATATCCATCATACAACTCGGCTGGCTGGGCTACTTTTGGATTTGATTATGCAGGAGCAAGACCAGATGCGCTTCCTGTAACAGAATATCCTGTCCCTCAATTAGCTTACGGTATTCACAGAACTGATCAAGGTGGATATACAATAAATACAACGCTACAAAATGGTAGTCAGATTACAGATGCTCGGCAGACAAGCGAATATCTATGGTGCGCTATAATGCGTAGGGCGTTTGAGTATCTTGTTACACAACCAGAAATAAACCTATCCAAAATAGGAATGCGAGGACACTCGTATGGTGGGACAATCGCATGGAGCATGGCGCAAGACACAAGGCTAAAAGCTATCGTGTCTTGGTTTGGCAACGGGTGGACTACCTACTACCGCGACAAACTTCTTTGGAAATATAAACTGCCAGCAACGACCTATCCAGCATGGTTGTCTGGGGAGAAGTTATATCTTAATGCAATAGCTCCAGAATCAGAGGCAAGATATACAAAAGTGCCAATCCTACTTATCAACGGATCGGCTGACCATCACGGAGGGCATGATCGAGTAGACGATACTTTCGATAAGATACCCGCCGGAGTTCCTTGGGATTTCTCGCATGACGCGAATAAAAACCACAATGTATCGATCAATGTAGGCAATGAACTTCTATGGCTAAACAAGTATGTTCTTGGTTCTGCTATTACATGGCCGAAACGACTCGCATCATGGTTGTCCAAGGTTTCTGGAACCTGCCAATTCAATGTCCAGCCAGACACATCGCTGACAATTTCTTCTGTGGAATTCTGGAAAGCTGAAGTTCAGCCATTTAATGTAGATCGCATTTGGTCAAGCGTAACAACAACTAATGACGGGCGCACATGGATTGGCTCGATGCCAGTTGCGGATAATAGCAAATATCTATTTGCATACGCGAATATTATCTATACAAATGGTGTAGTCACATCCACAAGATTTAATGCTGTAATACCAAATACTCTAAACTAATCATGAACTCCGATAGTGTATTATCAACTGGAACGGGATATATTGGAACCATGGGATGGTGTTGTTTGCGAAATCGTTTCTTACGGATCAACACTCACAACAACGGATCGCCAAAAAATGGAAGGATACCTTGCATGGAAATGGAATTTAGTTTCTTTACTTCCAGCGGGACATCCTTATAAAACATCAAGACCAACCGTATGAACGACAACGCCACCAGCCACGGAGTATTAGGTACGATCATATCGACCACAGGATTTATAGTAAGTATGTTACCAGAAATAGAAGCGTCAATTAGAGTGACTGGCGGACTCATCAGTATTGTTGCTGGTGTCCTAACGTGCATCTACATGACAAAACAAATATTCAAAAAATGAACGCAAAACAAATAGCATTAGCAATGATATTACTATCATTTATGTTTTTGGGCATGGCATTCTTAACGGGATGTGCAGGATTTAAGAATCCTAGCGTATGTTTAAAAACAGATTACGGTACATTCTGTTACGAACTACCAGAAATCAAAGGACTTAAAAAATGAAAAACCTACTAAATACACTACTCGAAAAACTGAGTGAGAACTCAACATGGCGCGGTATTATTCTGATTGCTACGGCAGTTGGAGTTAAGATCGAACCAGAACTCCAAGAGTCTATCATCGTCGCAGGACTAGGGCTTGTTGGATTAATCAACGTCATCCGTAAAGGATAATGGTTCCAAACTCCAGACCGCAGCAAGCAAAGGAGAAGACGCTCTCGATGGTAATCAAATCGGGAATCGTTGATCGTGTTGCTTTGGTCGGCATCCGTGGATACTATTCTGAAACATTTGCTCCATCTGGAAACCAAAGGGGCATCTACGATGATGCGATTATACTTTTATCTCCTTCTGTTCATGCTACTTTCAATGCAAATACTGATCCGTCAGTTCATAAGAAAGGTATCGCGGTTCTCAAGACGGGCATTCATAGGTTCCGCAAGGGGAATCATGGCATTAGTAAACCCGGAGGCGGCTACCCTGCGCTTCGACCTTCTAACCCAAAAGAAGAGTTGCCAGTCACGCGAGACGGTATTGGGGATGATATGGGAATCGCTATTAACATCCATCGGGGAGGATACAACAGCACATCGTCGCTGGGTTGCCAAACGATCTACCCGCCACAATGGGAAGGGTTCATCAATCTCGTCTACTCAGAAATGACTAGATACAACCAAAAAACAATTCCCTATCTATTAGTGGAAAACATTTGACGGATTTTAAAATATCGTTAACGATAAAACTATGAGCAATTGCAACGAGACTATTATAGTTGCCTCTTATGCGAGATCAGCTAAAGAATCCGCAATAAGTGCGGCGCATTCTGCGTGTCTCGCTCAACAAGCTATTGGGGCAAGCGGAGCTACTGGGGCTACGGGAGTAGGGGCTACGGGTGCTACTGGGCTTACAGGGTCTACTGGCCCATCGGGAGGGCCGACAGGAGCTACTGGAGCCACAGGCGAGGGAGCCACTGGCGCGACGGGGTTATCTGGTATTAACGGAAC